AGTTATTCCATAGTCCTCTGCATTTGGATCATCTTTAAGAAATAATTTATGCTCACCATCAGACATTGATCTTTCAGTTAAACTATTATCTCCATCTAAAGAGGTGGCCTTACTTATCTTTCTTTTGTATTTAGGAAATAACTTTGCTATATGACTCTTAGGTAATACTTTTCTTATTAAGACAAAAGAAGCATCTCTAAACATAATATCTCTTGACTTAGGATCTACAAATACATCAAATGGTTCTGGCTGTTGTATAGTAACTTCACCCATACCATTATCCATATCTGTATCTACATTAACAAGAAGATATCCTAACCCTTTACATATAGAATCATTGATAGCATTTGCATATAAAGTAGATCCATCTGATAAAGACCATATATAGTCTGCTAGATCTGAAAAGACTGCTGCTACATCAGAGTCACTCCCCTCCACGCCAATAGCCTGCCATCTTGGGTTATTAGCTGTAGCATAAAAATTAAGCATCTCTACAACAGGAAGTATCCTATTAATAGTGAATGTAGGCATCCCTTGGTCTTCAAGAGACTTTTTCTCTCCACTAGACAACTGCTCATCATGTGCAAACTCATATCCTTTTTGATTAACAAACTGCCATTGCTGCCTAGTCCAGTTATTAGAAAGATTATATAACTCTCTAATCTGGTCAGCTTTCTTTTTTCTAGCCATTATTTCTTATGCCTTTCCCTAACTGGGTGTGGTGTACCTTTGAATGGTCATATATGATAAGAATGCTTATCCTTTATCTTATTGAAGTCACCTTTAGATGCATGCTTATCACGAGAATCATGCTCAAAGATATCTAATCTTTTAGCCACTACTCCCCTACTTTATAATTACCAGATTGACCATGCACAGCATACCCTTCACTAGTAACTTTTCCACCTTTTTTAAAACCTTTGAAACTACCAATTAGTTTTGAAATTTTATCATCAATTTTACTAACATCTTGTTTACCTTTTTTTGGTGCACTCTTCTTACTACCTAATGTACTTGATGGTATTCTTATACCACTATCAGGTTTAGTTTTTCCTGCCCTACCTCCGACAGGTACTGTAGATCTTCCTTTTCTTTTACTTGCTCTTCCTCCAACAGGTATCGCAGACCTACCACGCTTTCTCTTTCCTTCCCTTACTTTACCACCTAAAGCCATATCTTCATCGAACTCAACACCATCTCTTTCGTATCTTTTACCTTTTTTAGCTTTTCCACCCTCTACATAACCTTTTACTTTTGCTTTTTTTGGAGGCCTTCCTACTTTGCTTCCATATGTTCCTTTTCCTTGTGGCATTTTAGCCTCCTTTTTAGTATTAACTTTACCTGTTTTATTCATTTGATTAAGTTTACCATACCCTATTTTCTTGGCAGACTCCTTCTTTATTACAAACTCACCTGGAGTTAGCATTGCTTTAACTGTATCTGTATTTCTTTTAGCCATTACTTCCTCTTAACAGGAACACATTTGTTCCCTACTCGTTTCTTACCTGGAGGACAGGTATTATACTTCTTCCTTGTATCTCCAGTCTTTAATTCGCTTGTATCCTCTACGGATAAATCTTGTGTTGTAATTATATCAGTCATTAAATATACCACCCACTAATCTGCTCCTCTCAGCAGGATTTGACCAATGAACCCCTTCAAGAGCATCGGATGCTTCATATGAACCTTCCATACCATGTTGTGCTAAATCCCATACATATTTACCAAGGAATCCTAGTAATCCTTTCTCACGATATTGTTGGATATGAGGAAACTCTTCTTCAATAGCCCAATCATCTCTGCCCTGTTGAGTATCTATATTGCCATAATAATCGGCTGATAAATGTTCCTGAATTTCTTCATTCATCTGCTCTGGAATAAACATCGTATTTCCAAGTGTAAAAGGCTTCCCCCCCGAAACCCATGAAGGACTTCTACGAATACTAATACCTTTCTCTCCAGCCATCTTGCCGAGACTCCCTGACCATTCAGGATTCTCTCTATCAATACCTCCAAGTGCTTTTATTAAATTAGGAAATGCCACTACTCACCCATTATATATTTGTTATCTTGTTGTATAAAGCTATCCATAACTTTGTCTTCTATTCTTCTGATTTCTAATGGCTCACCTGGTTTCCTATCTGAGGGTGGTCTCCCCAATCCTCCAGGCATTATTTTTCCCTCACGATCGTACGTTGACCCCCCAGCTAAACGAACACGCTGTGAATGCAACCAGTTTAGCTCATGCCATCTATCTAAATCCTCCTGTGTTGCTACACCACTATCCAACCAATGTTGATAGGAGGATTGGTCTAACCCCATTAACTGTCCAAGAGGAGAGCTCATTCCTTTATGAGGATCTTTTAGGTGAGGCATTCGCTCATCACTAAATATCCAACCCATAGCATCCATATGTTCTTTATCACTAAGAATTTCTTGCATTTTTTTGCTTATCTTTTTATCATTTGCCATAACTAACTCCTTATGCTACAACCCAATCCCTTGGCTTGGGTCTCTTTTTATACCAATTACCTTCCTTATCCTGGTCTGCTGCCATAGGCGGATGTGCAAACTTGCAAGCATATGCTAATGCATCTATAGTATCATCATGAGCCATTCTTGGCCCAAAGGTAATAATCTCTCTATGCAGGTCATAGTGTTCCTTCTTTATATGTATCTGTCCTATACTAAATCTTTGTGCTAATATCTCCTGTATCCTATCCCTTTTACTCATTCTTGTTCCTGGGAGTTCTGGCTTATATCCTATAGAGAAGTCATTTCTCCTTCTCATCTCAGAGTTAATAGCCTGGAATATAGGTTTGGACATGCTTGTATCTTCAATGGTGAACAGACTAGGCTTGTAGCTCTTAGAGTATTGGAAGATGTAGTCCACAATGCCTAGCCTGTCTTCTCCTGGTATACCCAAAACTGGTAAAGAACGCTTTCTGATATAGTCAATCACATATATATTATTCTCAGGCGTTACAGCTACTGCAATAATAACTGAATAGTCTGAGTCTCTTCTTGCAGAATCAGTTGCAGGATCCACTCCCACAAACACACTGCAAGGCTTATAACCTTGACCATTGGCATCAACGAAAGAAAGTCCAGTTTCAGTATCAACATAGAATTTGCCATCCCATATCTTTATATGATCTCTAGTAAATATAGCATCCTCAGCACTTTGTACCTCCATCATATATTCCTGGTAGAATTTCTGTGGAGTACCACTATCAGCATAGAATTTCTTCTTTCTCTTCATCTCTGTATGACCAAACCACGAAGGCCATAGAGGAGTACCATCATCTTGTAATGCTTTATATGTTATCACTTTCCAACTAAAATCTTTATTTCGTTTCGCAGCCTGTTCATATCCTACTAATATTCTCTGTATAAATGAATCATAATGCACTGGTGTACCATTGATCCTTAATCTTCCTGTCTTTGGCTCAAGTGCAGGAAATACCACTGCCGTAACAAGGTTCGAGATCTTGGAGCGACTCTCAGGAGTAATTGTATTATTCTCATCTTCAAAGTCGTCCAATACGATGAGATCGTACCTTTTGTGGAGTTTTGCTCCTCCCCTGATTCCTGAGAGGTTGGATTTGCTAATAAGTTTACATCCGTTGGTAAGTTCAATATCGTCCTCCGTCCATTTCTTTCCTTTTAGATCCCCAAAATAGTATCTGACCTTATCGTTATATTCAAGATGATACTTAACATAATCAAGATTAGGGACAGAAATCTTACTTGAAGCTGCGACCCAACCATAGAATAGTGGCTCTTGAGTAAAGAGAAAGTCATGAAGAATACCACACTTAGTAAGAACAGTCTTCCCATGCCCACGTGGAAGTATAACTGCCAACTGCCTAACAGAGGGGTCATTAATTGCATCTACAACCTCATAATGAAAAAAAGGGGTCTCACTTCTCATAAAATCATCTGGCAGGAACAACTTGCCAAATGCTACTAAATCTTTGTGTGCTAACCTAAGGTCTTCCTCAGCTTTGCTTATATCTTGGGTATTAATGTTCACTTCAAAAGAGTGTCTCAATAACATTAGGTCCAGCACCACGTCTACCTCCAGGTGGTATTTGCTGTCCTCCCATTTGAGGACCTGGAGTAGGTTTTGGTTTTCCTTTTGCTAGCTTAATGTTTGCACGTTGAGCATCAGAGTAATCATCCAGTACTTCCTTAATAAACTTCTCATCATATCTTCCCTCAGGTCCACCTCTTTTATTTGTTAGCTTCCTATTAATAGATTTTATCAATTTCCCAGGATCTTTCATTGCCTCCTTAAATGCTCCAAAACTTTCTTGTAGCCTTTTAGGAATAGCTGATAAAACCCTTCCATACTGAGTAGGATTATTACTCCATCCAGCTACGGATCCCATTACTGTTCCATATAGTTCACCTTGGGTTAATCCTGGAATAACCTCCTCTGCCATCTTCTCTTTCTGATATCCTGCTGCTTTGTTATATAATTTACTAAGACCTTTCCTAGATATATTC